TTGGAATGGGCTGCCGATTATTTGGCCAAGAACGCCTGCCGAACCAAGCAGAGAAAGTCGATACAGAACAGGACCTTGGAAGGCGTTTTAAATGGACTCGCCGCTTAAGGTCCTGTACATGAGTCTCAACATGCTCATAGCTGTCGGGGTCATTCATACTTGTCTTGATCGCTCGCTCAAGGGCGCGATGCGAACCATCCCAAGCACTAAACTGTGACTCGAGTTTTTTGATTCTTGCTTCAATGACAGCTTTCTTGGCTGACGCCTTATCAATCTCGGCCTGCTTGTCCTGCTTTGATTCATATGGGTATACAGCAACGTAATCAATGCTTGGGTAAGGTAGATGAATATCATCTGGCTTAACGCCATATTTCTTGGCAAGGAATGCCTTGAGTTTTTCCTCATTCAAGTCGCCATTCTTATCTAAATAACGGCTGCGATTTTTAACCCAATCACGGTAAACGCCCCACTCTTTTTCGGTGACGGTTACATTCGATGCTGATATATCCCAGACAATTCCATTGCAGTCTTTCCCTGAGAAGTTGCATGCATCAGAAAAATAGGTGGCCTTAGCTAAGTTGCTGCCCTTGCCTGCAAACAACTTGTCATGCTCAACAAATACGGTGACAACAGGGATACCTGTTTTATCAAAGATATCGCTCGCAGCCTTACGAGCTGTGGCAGCCCTGTCGCCTTTTGTCTCGGCTGTTGGCGCTGCCACGAAGAATGTTTCCTTTCTGGCTTTTGACTTCATATCGCCAGATATAATTGTGTAAGGCTTTGCCTCGCCTATCTCTCTTGGCTTAACCTCTTCAACTTTGCTGGATGCGGATTTTGATTCTATTGGTTTTTCATCGCCACCAGTACATGACTTTATTGCGAAGATAATAACGATTAACCCTATGGCCCCAAGGATGTAATCCTTTGCAGTAACAGCAGGGTTTTTAATGCCGCAGTGTGGACATACTTTTGCAGAGTTGCTTACTTCTTTCTTGCATTCCTTGCACTTAACCAAGGCCATATTTTTATCCCTCTTGATTTTTTTATTGTGAAAAAAGGGGCTTTTGGCCCCTGATTATCAGAATTTTTTCCCTGCCCATGCCACGCGGCCAACGATATGCACATCGGCCCGCTGGTCTTTGGTAACCACTTGGGTTTCATAGTCGCGGTTGTCGGAAATCACCTTGATGCCGCCGAGCACATCAAATTGCAGCCGCTTGACCAGCAGGCTGTCACCGATGCGCAGCACATAGAGGCCATCGCGCAGCGCGTCACCGTTGCACAGGTTAACCAGGATGATGTCGTTATTGCTGATGGTGGGCTCCATGCTGTCGCCCTTGGCGCGGATCACGGCCAGCCGTTCGGGGGATAGCCCCTCTTTCTTGAGCCATTCGGTACGGAACGCCATCGGCTCGGTTTTCAGTTCTTCAGAAACAACCGAACCAAAGCCAGCAGAAGCAAACACCTGATAGCAATCGACCAGCGTGTAGTCCTGCATCTTGCTGTTGTAGGTAGCGATGGATGCTTCGGTCACCACCGAGTCGTCAGCCGAACCACCCCTTACATAAGACGGGACTTCGGGGAGCACTGACACCTGCTCTGGCTGTTCGCCGAGACCAAGGCAGAGCCATAAAAACAATCGAGGCTCATGACCACAGATTTGAGATACCAGGCCAACTGACGGCATTGTCTCGCCAGTTACATACTTACGAAGCACTGCATCACTGACGCCGACTCGCCGACCAAACGACTTATAGCTCTCCCTGCCTATCAGAGCTTCCATTCGCTTCGCAAACCCCTTCATATCAAATGCCGCGCCGTTAAGAATCTCCATAACTTGAAAGCCCTAGTTTATTTTGAGATCTACAGGTTGCGCCATGTCGCGCAAGAGTATATCTTTACCCACAAGTCCCGTTGAAACCCAAAGCTCGCAACGCAAAGGTTTCAACGTATTGAAAGGTAAAAATTAAACGCATAGGGGCGCAGTATGACGCAACGTGACACCGAAAAACAGCCTTTAGGGGCGCATGCCGCACCTATCGGTGACGACAACAAACAGCCAGTTGACCAGATGGACGAAGTGCTGCGCCAGCTGGCTGCCATCAAACAGGGCCTTGCGCTCTCTGTTCTGCCAGCTATTCCGCTGGATGCCTTCCTGACCATGTTGCGCGACGAGTTCAAGTTCAACCTGCCGCTGCGCACAGCCCAAGACATGATCAACGATGGTCGCTTGCCCATCATCCCCAAGCTGCGCGCGGGCGACAAAGTGTGGGTCAACCTGCACCGCTGGCGTGAAATGACCAGCGAGCCAGAAAACTACTTCAAGTTTGTGCATGAGAACTCCTGTCACCGTGTGGTCAAGGCTTCTGCCAAAAAGTCAGCGCAACGCGCTGCTGCTTGACCTAACGGTAGCGATCAGACTCAGGGGGATAAAGTGTCAAACCAACGCACTCACTCACACAGCCACTTTGCTGTGGCCTGCGACCTGTTCAAGCAGGCGCACAACATCAGCCAGTTGGCTGACGCCATCGGTATGTCCGGCCACGTGCTGCACAACAAATTTAACCCTGCGTGCGAACGGCACAACCTGACCGCCCAAGACTTGATCGCCCTCTACCACGCCACCGGTGACGACACCTTGTTTGATGGCCTGCTGTTTGACTGTGGCCTGACTGCCGTTCGCCTGCCCGCTTCTGATGCCGTGATCCAACCAGAAGCCCGCGCCCAGCAGGCGCTCACCGCAGGTGCCCAGATCCTGGGCGTCACATCACAAGCAACCACCATCCTCGCCGGTGACCGCGTCACCAAAACCAACCGCAACACCGTCCTCACTGGCTTATGGGCTGGCATCGAGCACCTTGTGCTGTTGGCGACAGAGGTCGAAGACCGATTTCACGCCGTCCCTGGTCTTGCGTGTGCCGCCGATATGGCCCGCGCAGCAATGGGCGCATAGGAGACCAGACCATGAGATTTCCGTGCCCGCATTGCGGTTCACGAAGTGCCATCCGCAGCACCAACCGTATGAGCTCCCTCACCGGGATCCTGCGCTGCCGCTGCAATAACGACGATTGCGGTTTTGTGTTTCAGGTCGGCGTGGAGGTAACGGGCTATTACGTCGCCAGCGCCCTGCCAAACCCAGCCATCAATCTGCCCAAGCTGAGCGGCGTCGGCCGCCACTGGGAACCTGGGGTGAATTTCAAGGATGTCGCACCGCTGCGCTCAACCATCCACCCGTTCAAGGCGGTAGAGGAAGAACGCAACAAAACCAAGGAGGAAGCATGAACAAACTGCGCGCCGAACAGCCGGGGTTGATCCCCCTGCCGTTTCTGCTGCTGACCCGCGCCACCGTCGTGAGCGATTGCGACGAGCCGGTGATGCGCAACACCACCCGTTTTGATGGCAGCTATCTGGAAGACCACAAGGGACGCCGCGGCGCCCTGCGCTTTCAGCCGCGCCAGCAACCCCGCCCGCACTGGCTGACCCAGCTGTTGCAGGCATAACCGGAGGGCCACCCCATGAACGCAACAGCACAGGTAATTCAGCTCGTTCAACAGCCAAGCGCCGCAGAAAACGCACTGGCAGAAATGCGCGCCCGCTTCGGCCGCAATGGGGCGGCCAGCCGCTGGTCACGCCTGCCGACTCGGGCCCGCGCCGTTATCTGTTATGCCGCCGGGATCTCGCCGTCGGCGGCAGCGCAGGAGCTGGACCAGTTCGAGTTTGACCAACAAGAGGCGATCCGGCTCGCTCTGGGCGACCTGCTCGCCACCCTGCGGGAGTTTGACGGCTCGGTGCTGCACCGCCGCGAGTGGCACCGCACCGCCCGCCGCGTTGATGGGCCGACCCGCAGCGAGCTGGAACAGGCAGAGCTTGAGAATAAGCGCCGGGCAGAGCTGAACGCTCAGGCTGGCACATTGGAAAGCCGCTTGGCGGCATTGAGAAAGGTGGCCGGAAACGGCCAATAAAAAACCCCGCTATCGGTGTTGGCGCACCAGCGGGGCTTTCAATCAATCAGCGAGGTAACCCTCATGAACAATCTTACAGCAGAACAGGCGATCCGCAAAGTCGCCAATTCCCTGATAAATACCCACCGCCCCCAGCTGGGTGCCTGCCATAGCACCGCCATCGAGGCGAGCCTTGAGGCACTGGCAGAGCTGGCCGACGAACTGAGCCTGCTCGACATCTACGCAGAGCTGACCAAGCGCCTCGACATTCTGCGCGGTGGCTGCCGTCCGCACATCATCGGCGTGGACATGGCGGCTCCAGTCCATGACGTCACCGTGATATTCCAGCCGCCTTTTGCTGACGCCCATGAATTGCTGGCAGCACTGGAGGAAATCGCAGGATGTGATCCGTTCCACCAGTCATCGGCAGGAGCCATAGCCAGAGCGGCCATCACCAAGGCCAAGGGAGTAGCAGCATGAGCAACATGAAGTGTGAACAGTGCGGGCGCTACCGCCTGCCGGATCCGGCCGCCTTTGGCTGCGGTGACAAGGTGACCTTCAAGCGGGTGATCCAGCGAGCCAGAACCACCCAGCTCAAAGCTGTCGATGGCGTCATTGTCGGGGCTGGGGTCGACTCTGTGACGATCCGGGTTCGGGGCGGCGACAGAGTGCAGGTCAAACGCACCGGCATCACCATGCAGGGCGCGCCGGGTCCGCTGACCTATGAGCTGTTTGGCGTCTGCCGCTGCGAAGGAGGCCAATCATGAGCAAAACCATCATGACCCTCGCCTGCCTGAAACAGTGGATTGCCGAGAACGAGGCGCGACTGGTGCCAACTGCCCCGCTCTGCTGCTGCGGTGAACTGGGGATCTCCATCCGTGTCGAGGCTGGCCATGTTGCCATCGATGAGCCGGATTACAGCGATCTGGAAGGGGGAGCCCTGTGACTCAAGACCTGTTTGAACTGGAGCTGCCAGTTGATGAGATGGGCAACTGGGAAGTGGGCCCCGCACATCTGCAGGCCCCTGCCCAAGTCAGTCAGCTGACCAAGCACTGGGAAGTGGCACAGGAGGAGTTCAACGCCTCGGGCTGCGATGCCAAGCGCAACCGCAATATCACCCAGGAGCTGCTGGCACTGGGCGCCATCCGAGCCGTGTACTGGCTGGCACTGGGTAGCAACGAAGTAGCGCTGGCCAAAGAGATTGCCGAGTGGTGGGCAGATTGCGAACCACTCCACGGACTGGGGGAGACCATCAAATGACCACGCCAGAACAAGAAATTCGCACCACTGAAATGGTGTATGGCGCAGATAACGACGCCCTGAAATTCATCTTCCAAGTCAAGACAGAAGCACTTCGCCAGTTTCAGAACAAGCTGATCACCCTGCGCAAGGAACAAAAGCCGGGCACGAATGTTTGTGCCATCCAATCATTGTTGTTTGCCTGCCGCACTGCGCGGGCCGATGCCAATTCAGCGTTCAAGCAAATCGAATCCAACGAGCGGTTCATAGAGGAAATGCGTCAGCTCTGGGAGAACTGCCCATTCAGCATGCCGGAGGAGACCATCAAATGAGCCATCAACAGCTGATCGACGTGTGGGTAAATAGGCTGCTGGAAGACAGCGCCCTCCTGCGCGACCTGCAACGTGACCTGCTCGACCTGCGCAAAGACGGCCCGCACGGCCAGCGCCCTACGGCAAAAAACCACCTGACCCTGTGCCGTCTGGCCCGTGGCTACGTTCAGGTGGCATCCAACAAGGTCAAAACCCTGCATACAGGGGGTGCGGTATGAAGTTGTCCATCCAGATAACGCCTGAAATGCGCATCCGGCTGATGCATGCGCAGAGCCTTGATATCGAGGTGCCAGATTCGATAGTGCAGGAGCAATACGGCATCAACGCCAATACCCACCGCGCCATTGTGCTCGAAAGCATCATTGCAACATTGGAGCAAGAGGGTAGCGGCGCTATCGAGGTTGATGGCCGCCGCTATGTCAGCACAGCACACCTTGCCGATCTCGCCGCATCGCTCCGCCAGCTGAATACATCAGGGGACGCACACTAATGACTCACCAAAAAACAGCCGGGCATGCCCCGGCTTTGGGCGTCGTGCGCCCTGCATTCCGCATCGACACCACCGGCCAAGTCACGCTGGAGCCTTGCACCCATTGCGGCCAGATGGCTGTCTGCCTGCCGGTGATGGGGCGCCAGGGCATCCGCACCTATCCATATTGCGTAGAGAAATGCTGGCCTGCAGCCTTCAATGGCTCGCAGCAAACTACCAATAACCGCGCCGTGTGCGACTGCTGCGGGGAGTTCACCGTTGTTCGCCCTGTGCGGCTGGCCACGGGTCTGACAAAGCTCAACTATTGCGCCATGTGCCGTTCGCCTGCGCTGCGCACCATGCGCGACGTGCCGCACTGCATCTTCTGCAAAGACAGACTGCGCCCGCACCAATATGAGCGCGGTGTCTGCGGGGAGTGCTGGTAATGGTCGAACCGATGATTCGTCACCTGGGCGGGGTCACCCTGCCGCCAAATTTGCTGGCTGCCGAGCATCAGCAACATATGGCATGGGCAGATCACCGCCTGAGCCTCGTTGAGCAACACGTTGCCAAGCCGTTGGCAAAAACCTATCTGGCCCGCTATGCCACCAAGCCGCGCAGTGCGGCGATCTGGCTGCGCAATATGAGTGCGGCTTGCCAGCAGGCTGCCGAGCGCTTCCCTGTGCCGCCGCATGAGCTGCGCAATGAGCTGCGCCGGGACATGATTGCCGCCGAATGGTCGGGCCGCTGCCAGACCATTCTGGCCGACATGACGGCAAACGGCGGTGCGCGTGCTGCCGATCTGCTGGAGGCATTGGCAGGCCAAGCCAAGGCATGGCACTTCTGCCCGCCCCTGCCGACAGACCCGATCTCCAATCATGTGAAACTGCTGGGCCGCGAGCTGGCCGAGGGAGAGCGCGCAGCGCTGGCGCCCTTCGTGACCAAGTTTGAAGGCAATGCCGCCTCCATCATGATCCGTCTGCTGGATGAGCAGTGGTGGCGCCGACGCATCAACAGGGCGTGGGATGTCTACTGCGAGCTGATCGCAATATTCACAGGGCAGGTACGCAAAGGGGTTAGCCCCTACGCCAGCCATCACGCCCGCCGTGAGCATCTGGCCCGCAAGACTGCCCAGTATCACTGGGCAGAGAGCCGCAAGGTAGTCAATGAGGAGCTGGGGCAGGAGTGCGATCTGCTCGAAGCGATGATGGCCTCGGTATCAAACCCGATGGTGCGCCGCTGCGAGCTGATGGTGCGCATGCGTGGCTTTGAGGAGTTGGCCAAGGAACAGGGGCACGTCGGACTCTTTGTGACCCTGACCGCCCCGAGCCAATACCACGCATGGAAGCAGAACCAGAAGACCGGCAAAACCTTCCAGAACGACAAGTACAACGGAAGCACCCCGACCCAGACCCAAAAAATGCTCTGCTCCCAGTGGGCCCAGTTCCGCGCGGCGATTGCTCGCCGGGGCCTGCGCACTTACGGGTTCCGTATCGCCGAGCCGCACCACGACGCGACCCCGCACTGGCACGCACTGTTTTTTGTTGAGCCAGAGCAACAGCAAGAATTTTTGACGCTGCTCACCTTCTACTTTACCCAGCGCGATCGCCATGAGCTGGGCATGCCGAACACCGAAACCCTCGATTATCTGAACCATAACCGCATCCGCAACAAGGCGGCCAAGGCGCTGGCGCTGATCAACATCAACGACAGAGCAACCATCAAGGCCATCAAGCCGCGGGTAGCGTGGGAAATCATCGACGAGAGCAAGGGCTCGGCCACTGGCTACATCGCCAAATATGTGGCCAAGAATATCGACGGTCACCGGGTCGGCTGGGACGAAGAAGCCGAGGAAGCCGTCGAAACCTCCACCACTGGCGTGGCCGCATGGGCCAGCCGTCACCGCATCCGCCAGTTCCAGCAAGTCGGCGGGCCATCAGTCACCGTCTGGCGTGAGCTGCGCCGCCTGCGCGATCAGGTGGTCGAGTGGGACGAGATTCTTGAAACAGCCAGGGCAGCCGTCAACGGCAGTCGATGGGGCGACTTCATCAAGGCTATGGGCGGCATCATGCTGCCGCGTGCTGAACACCTGATCCAGCTATCAAAGCGACTGGAAAGTGAGGCCACCCGCTACGGGGAAGACCGCCTGCGCCTGATGGGGGTTATGTCGCAGCAGCTCAACAAGCTGGCACAAACCCGCTTTGAGGGGTGGGAGATTGTGAAGAAGGGCACCAAGGCCAACCAGAGCAGCGGTGCAGGTGTTGTCTTTGGCGAGCGCAGCGAGTTGCAGTCAAGCGGCGGTAGCCGCGCCACTCGGAGTTCTGTCAATAACTGTACGGAAGGATCTAAATCAGGGGTTAAAGGATCCGCTCTGGCTAAAGAGCTGATTCGCATGGGTCTGGATGTGAGTAACGAAGACCTGCTGTTGCGGGGCTGCATCATCAACGCCGACGGCCAATATGTGCGACTGGTCGGCGATCGGCTGATTGTGACCCGCAACTGGCCAGGGGCAGGCGATGCGGTAGCCGATCAGCTGACCGCAGAGGTCGAGGCCGAACTGGCCCGCAACCGTGCCGCCAGCAGCAGCGAGCTGAAACAGCAGGCCCGCGAGCTGATGCACAACGGCGGAAGCGTCACCGACTGGCTGGCCAGCCTGCCGCTGCAACAGGCCGATGAGGCGATCGCCACCCTCACCCGCTTGGTGGATGACGAAGAGGATCGCGGGCGCTATCAGCCCACCGAACAGGAGCAGGCCCGCGTCGCGAGCTTGCAAGCCGACAACCAGCGCCACGGCGCAGAGATTGCCAAGGCGCGGGCGCGCCTGGGCGTTGAGTAAGGAGAATGAAGATGAAACACGTAATGCTGGATCTGGAAACCATGGGCAAAGGCCCGAGCGCGGCAATTGTCACCATCGGTGCCGTGTTCTTTGACCCGATGACCGGTGAACTGGGAGCCGAGTTCGAGGCGCATATCGACCTACGAGATAGCGCACGGTTTGGGGAGATAGACCCTGACACCGTGCTGTGGTGGCTGGGGCAGAGTGATGAAGCACGCGCGGCCATTGCCTATAACGTAGATGGCGAAAAGCGGATGGCGCTTCTCCAGGCACTGCAAAAGTTTCAGGAGTGGCTGATGCAAGAAGGCAAGCGCCCCTGTGTATGGGGTAACGGTGCTGGGTTTGACTGCACCATCATGGCCAGCGCCTATGATGCGGTGAACAAAGTGCGTTTTATTGGCTACTGGAACGGATTTAAGGATCGAGATGTGCGCACCGTTGTTGATATGGGGCGTGACCTGCTGGGCTTTGACCCTAAGAAAGATATGCCATTCGAGGGCGTGGCCCATCGCGCGCTGGACGATGCCAAGCATCAGGCCCGCTACGTCAGCGCCATCTATCAGCGGTTGCAGGCAGCGATCAACGGCTGCGGCATGGTTGGGGGTGCGGCATGAGCCTGTTTCAATGCGAGCACTGCGGTTGCTGCGAGAACACCGCACTATCCAGCCAGGGATTCGTCAATGGAATGGAGCAATTTTATGACTGGTCGTATGCACCGGAACGTAAAGGCTTGAGGCTGTGTAGCGCATGCGGCCCGACCAGCTTCGCATCTGGAAAGCCAACTGAATACGGTAAGTGGCATGGCCGCTTTCCCAGAACGTTCCTGCCGATGGGGATATTTCACACCAACAGCGTCGGCAACTTGGAGCACACCGAAACCGGAAGCGAGAATTTTTGGGAGTTTGAGATAGCAGGAAAGGATGGCGAGGAGGCCGCATGCATCACGAATTGAAAATCCTGCCGCGCTACTTCCAGCCGGTACTGGACGGCGCCAAGCCGTTCGAGATCCGCGACAACTCTGATCGCAACTTTCAAGAGGGTGACACCGTCACCCTCAACGAGTGGGACGGCGAACGCTACACCGGCCGCAGTGCCAAGCGTCTGATCACCTTCGTCACCGACTACGCCCAACAGCCGGGCTATGTGGTGTTCGGGATGAGGGAGGTGTCGGCCAGAGCAGGAATGACTCTCGAGATTTATTCAACCAGTGGTAAGCCATCAATAATGCACGTTGAACTGCTGGCTGCGGCGCTGGTTGCACAGGCGCAAGAGCTCAGGGAATGCGGGCCGGACGAATGGGAATCAGTGAGCGACATGATAGAGGGGTCGCTCAATAACATCCGGTTAGACATGAAGGAGTCAGCATGAGAGATCCCCGCAAACATCCGGTACCGGGTGATCTTATCACCCGCTTCGGTGTCACTAGGCTTGTGACAGCAACCAAGATGAACAGGCGCGGCACACTCACCAATGTGGAGCATCGCCATCCGGAGTTTGACCTGCCAAAGAGAGAGGTCACCATCGCTAGCTGGCGGGCATGGGCCAAGCAGGATGCCATTGTGGTAAGGGCGGTGTGGCAATTGGGGAAGACCGAAGGGGGCAAGGGATGAATGACGCCACCAAGCGCAAGCAGGCCCAGCGGGCCAGACGGGCGGCTCTCGGTATCAAACGTGTCGAGGTGGCGCTCTCCGAGCGGGAGCGCCAGCAGCTGGAGACGCTGCGCATCGCTCGCGCTGGCGGCGGTGAGCCCTACTCCGCCGACGAGTACATCAGCACCCTGATCCGCCGCGACTGGGAGAAGTGGCTGGAGCAGGAGGCCGAACTGAAACAACAGACCTGCCCCAACTGCGACTGTGCACTGCCGCAAGGATGCGGCGGCGCATTCACCGGCCAAGCCGAATGCTGGCACACCCAGGGCGACAAAACGATCGCGCTATAAGAGCCAAAACGCGAAATGTGTCCGGTCACGAAACAGCAAGCGTGACCGGACACAACTGGTTAAAGCTGTGCTTTTCGCTCCCAGAATCAGGGGATCGTAAAAGTGAAAGGATCTGACGGAAAGTGAAGGATCGCGGAAAGGATCTAGAAAGCTGCGCGCGGCCAGTGCTGGCGCGGGGAGTAGAGACCCGCCCCCAGTCGTTCACCTGCATGGAAATCGACACATAAAGCGGGCAGGCGAGGCGGGGTCTAGCTTGCGCGCTGTGGCTGCTGGCAGGGGTCGGCAGGCTACTCCAGCCGCTCAGGGTGCGCATGAAAGGATCTGAGAGTGCGCAAGGTGCCACAACTACGTCGATGCCACAGCGGGCCGCGCAGGAGCTCTGGTGAAGTGGGCGACAGGCAAAAGAAAACCCCGCACGGTGGCGGGGTGGTTGATTGGGGCTGACCGGGTCAGCGCAGCTGATCGCCCTGGTTGGCTGGCTCGGTACCGGCGGCGAGCTTGTAGGGATTGAACCGGATGATCTCTTCCCCAGCCCAATCGTTCATCGCCAGCAGGCTGGCCTTGATACTGTCGATCTCGTTGACGTCGAACACCTGGGCGGCCTCCGTCACATTGCCAAATCCGCCCGTGCTGTTCGGCATCACCCCCATCAGCTGGGGCGGTACCCGATGGGTGGCCAGCTGGTCATCGCGGCTCACGTTCTTGATGGAAAGGAAATCATCCTTGGCCGCCACCTCTGCCACCGGGATCAACTTAACCCCGTCCTTTTGGCCGCCCGGCGTGTAGAGCAGCAGATTACGGAAGTTGCCCGGGCCCTTGCTCTGACGCAATGCCTCCCTCAACTTGATGATGTCGCCCTCATTTTGCAGGGGGTCAGTAATGTGCATGATGAAACCGGCATGGCTGCCGTTCTCATAGTAGCGGCGGCGGAACAAGGTGGCCGACTCGTTCAGCAAGGTCGAATTCAACCCACCCACATAGTCAGGGATGCCGTATATCTCCTGATTGATGTCGCTCTCCATCACATGGCCAACCCGCCCGACGGGCAACTCCTGCTCCTGCCCTGGCTGCGCAATCCACCAATAGGTGTCAAGGTTAAGCCCGCGCCGGGTGTACTTGGCGCGCAGATGGTCATAACGCAGCACCCCGCCGATCCGGTTCTGCACCGCCTGCAGGTAGCCATTGCCGAAGATCAGATAGTCCAGCGCCAGTCCGGTGAAGCCCGCCAGATTCAGTTTCGGATGAGGGATAAAGCAAGAGCGCAAGATATTGCGCTTCACCTGAATAGCCGAGGCATGATGCACCCCGGCACGATAGACCCGCGCCAGCCCCTGCAAACTCAGCGGCGGCTCATACCACCGCCCGTTATGCATCGCCTCCAGGTAGTCAAATACCTCACGCTGCGATAAGACCGGCACCGGCTCACCGAAGGTAAATGCCTCGATGGCCTCACCACCGGATTGCTGAGTCACCGTGACCGGGGGAGTCGGGGTTGAAGAGGGGCGACGATTGCGACGTTTGCTCATTAGAAAAACTCCATAGAACCGGTATTGGTACCGTTGGCACCTGCCAGCGGCTCATGTAAAAGGGCGTGCATGGTTGCCCAGGCGATGTCGGCATGGCTTGTCTCTTCGGAACGGCTGGCCTCGAAAGTAGGCATCTTGCCGGCAGTTACCCCCCGGCGAATGCTCATAAAAGCAGCGGCCAAATCATTCCAACCGCTGTCGAACTCCAGCCGCCCCTTGTTCATCACGTCGAGCGCCTTCATCACCATCTGAATCTTCACGCTCGGGTTATATTGGATAGACGTCACCGCGGGATAGAATGGCTTCACATTCTGATAAACCCCCTCCCCGATCCCTGTGGTATCGATGCCGATATACGCCACGTTATAGCGAATCGTCATCTGACGGATGGCCTCGGCCTGCGCCGCAAAATCCATCCCTTTCCACTGATGGCGCTCCAGCACCCTGAACTTGCCACCGGGTACTGCAGGCGGGGCCAACACGGCGCAGCCTGCGCTGTCACCCTGCCCGCCCTTTGCCGGGTCATAACCGATCCACACCGGTCTGTTGCCCATTGGCCGCATCGCAAAGGGTTTGTAGTCATCCCACACCTCCCAGCTATCGACCATACAGCGCATGAGCATCGCCAGCGGGAACACGCTGGCCGTGTCATCCATAAACTCGCACATCAGCAGATTGCGGTACTCCTCCTCGGAATACTCGCCGCGCAACTGGTCCAGGTCGAACAGGTCACAACCACCGCGCACCGCGTCCTCAACCGTGACGATCTGCCGCCACTGACCATCGGCGCACAGCTTGCCGCCAGACAGATTGGCGTGGCTCAGGTCAATCTCGACCTTGTCGGCCTTCGGCTTGCCTCGGTTGAAGTTGGCACCAGACCAGAACGCATAAGCGGGGTGTGACAGGCTGGAAGGGGTGGAAATGTAGGTCTGGCGCCACTTCTTGTGCATCGCCATGCCGGACGCCACTTTACGGAACTCAAGAAAGCCATGGATCCAGAAATACTCGTCCATGTAGATATTGCCGTGGTAGCTCTGGGCGGTGCGGGCATTGGTACCGAGGAAATAGAGATGTGCCCGGTTCGGCAGCACCATGGGGTCACCTTTCAGCTCGACCCCCTCCTCCTTGGCGAACTGGATGATGTACTGCTTGAACACATGGGCCTGCGCCTTACTGGCAGACAAGAAAATCTGATTGCGGCCAGTCACCAGGGAATCAATAAACGCCTCGAAGGCGAAAAAGTAGGTCGCCCCGATCTGGCGAGACTTGAGCAGGTCGCGGATCCGGTACTGCTGCCCTGCCACATACCAGACCCGCTGGTAATCGAACATGGTCGACTCGAAACGCTCGATCAGCCGTTCTTGCTGCTCGGGCTCCACCACATTCCGCTCGGGGGCCTTCTTCGGCCCCTTGTTGCGGTTTGCCACCTTCGGATTGAGGTCGGCCTCGTTGCCGCCGTTGCTGTACTTGTTGACCCGGGCGACTCGCTCCAGCTGACGGCCCAGCAGGTCAATCTCCTTAAAATCGCCGCCGGTCTTCATCTCCTTGGCGATCAGCTGGCACAGCCGCGCCTCCAGCGCGAAATCGACCCGGTCAATCGGTTTGATGTCATCCCAGCCGTCGCGCTTCTTCCAGGTCGAGACTGTCCCCTCCGGCGTTTGCAGCAATTCAGCAATGGCGCGGAGCGGGTAGCCCTGAAAGAACAGGTGCATGGCCTGCCGTCTGGGTTCGATATGGGGGAAAAGTAAGGGTGCTGTAGTCATGGCGCCAGTCTACCGACCCAAGCAAGCGCGCTGACGCCCGCGCCAGTGTATCCGCCGTAGATACACTGGCCGCCGATTGCACGATCCCGCCTCTCGCCCAGACCATAACCGCGACATCACAACCCAATCACCAAAGGGATCCCAGCTCATGGCGAAGAAAGCGAAATTCAAGCGCGTGGCGGTGGCGGGCCAGACCACCGACGGCCGCACCATCGCGCCGGAATGGCTCACCCAGGCAGCCAAAAACTACAACCGCGAAAAGTACGGCGCCCGCGTCAACCTCGAGCACTACCTCAGCCCGTTCCCTGATAGCGATTTTCGCGCCTATGGCGACGTGCTCTCCGTCTATGCCGAAGAGGTAGAGATCGACGGCGAAAAGAAAATGGCCCTGTTCGCCGATATCGACCCGACCGAAGACCTGATCAAACTCAACAAAGCCCGCCAGAAGGTTTACACCTCCATCGAGCTGGATCTGGACTTTGCCGGTACAGGCGAGGCCTACCTGGTAGGGCTGGCCGTGACCAACACCCCCGCCAGCCTCGGTACCGAATACCTCCAGTTCTGCGCCGGTGCTGGCGACAAAAGTCCGCTGGCTGCGCGCAAGCAAAAATCGACCAACCTGTTTACCTGCGCCATCGAAACCGAAGTCGAATTCACCGAAGAGGGCGACAAAGGCCCGTCACTGCTCGAAAAGGTCAAGGGCATGTTCACCCGCCGCGATCAGGCCAGTGGCGAGCAATTCGCTGACGTGCATCAAGCCGTGGAAGCCGTAGCCACTGAAGTGACCAGCCTCGAAGAAAAGACCAAAGGGAAATTCAACGAGCTGGCCAACACCGTCAACGAGCTGAAAAGCGCAGTCACCAAAACCAGCGAGTTGGAAACAGCCTTCAACAACCTGAAAGCCTCGCTGGAACGCCAGGAAGATTTCAGCCACAAGCGCGATCCCGCCACCGGTGGCGATGGCACCACCACCGTATCCACCGATTGCTAAGGAGCATCATCAATGCGTAACGAAACCCGCGTGAAGTTCAAACAGTTCACCCAGAAAATCTGTGAGCTGAACAACGTTGAAAACGCCGGTGAGAAATTCACCGTCGCCCCGTCTGTCGAACAGACACTGGAAACCCGCATCCAAGAATCCAGCGCATTCCTGACCATGATCAACGTGGTCGGCGTGCCGGAGCAGGAAGGCGAGAAACTGGGCCTTGGCATCAACACCACCATCGCCGGTACCACCGACACCACCAAGGAAGACCGCCAAGCGGTAGACCCGTCTGACCTGACCGGTAACCGCTACCGCTGCGAACAGACCAACTTCGATACCGCTCTGCGTTACACCAAGATCGATGCGTGGGCCAAGTTCAAAGACTTCCAGACCCGCCTGCGCGATGCCATCCTGCAACGTCAGGCCCTCGACCGCATCATGATCGGTTTTAACGGCATCCAGCGCGCCGCCAAATCCAACCGGGTCACCAATCCGCTGTTGCAAGACGTCAACAAGGGCTGGCTGCAAAAAATCCGTGAAGATAAGCCGGAGAACGTGCTGGACGAAGTCAAAGCGGGCTCCAATGTCATCAAGGTCGGTGCTGGTGTAACGCTGGCTGACGGTTATAACAACCTCGATGCGCTGGTGATGGATTTGACCGAGCTGCTGGGCCCGACCTACCGCGACGACACCGAACTGGTGGCCATCGTCGGTCGCAAGCTGCTGCACGACAAATACTTCCCCATGGTCAACAAAGACCAGGTGCCGAGCGAGAAGATGGCCGCCGATGTCATCATCAGCCAAAAACGCATGGGCGGTTTGCCTGCCGTGCGCGTGCCCAGCTTCCCGGACAACGCCATTCTGGTCACCCGTCTGGATAACCTGTCCATCTACTGGCAGGAAGGCTCCCGCCGCCGCACCATCCTCGACAACGCCAAGCGCGACCAGATCGAGAACTACGAATCGGTCAATGAGGCTTACGTGGTCGAAGACTACGAAGGCGCCGCGCTGGCCGAACACATCCAGCTGGTTGAACCGGCTCCGGTCGCATAAGGGGGAAACATGACAAGCCCCGCCCTGCGCAACCGCGCACGCAAATTGGCCGCCCAACAAGGGGCGGCCTCTCCCCAATTCGACCAACAACGCGCCAATGCCTACGAACTCCAGCTGATGCAGCTGGCCGAGCACCGCCGCACCCTCAAAGGCATCCAGAGCATCGAGCGCAAGATCGACGCCAAGCGCACTATGCTGCCCGTCTATAAACCATGGATTGACGGCCTGCTGGCTGCCGACAGCGGCGGTCAGGATGACGTGATGGTCACCGTCACCCTCTGGCACCTCGACACCGGCGATCTGGCCGGCGCCCTGCCGATGGCCGATTACGTGATCCGCCACGGTCTGAGCACCCCCGATCAGTACGAGCGCACCGCCCCCACCCTGATCGCCGAAGAAGTGGCCGACACCGCCATCAAACTGCAAGAGGCGGGCAACGGCCCCGATCTCTTCCTGCTCATCAGCTATCTGAAGCTGCTCCACGACTGCGACATCTTCGATCAGGTGCGCGCCAAGCTGCATAAAGCCGTGGGCCGCGCCTTTCTGGCCGAAGGGGGTAAAGAACCCGCCGCCGAGCACTACCGCCGCGCCCTCGAACTGCACGACAAGGTCGGCCTCAAGAAGGATCTGGAAGTGCTGGAACGGGAGATTAAGAAGCAGAAAGCCGCAGAACTGCCAGTCGCCAGCGACGCGAGCGCGGCCTCTGTTACGGCACCGGCTATCGCCGAGGCCAGCCCGGAGCAAGAGCCAACCACCGAACAGCCAGTCCCCGCCACCGGCGAGGCCAGCTAACCGAGCGTACCCCGCACCCTGGGCGGCTCGGGCCTGACGAATGCCATCGGCATACCAGACGGCCCGACCACCGCCCAACATGCGGCATCACCTCAAATCAGGAGCACCATGAGCACCGGATTTTTAGCCTCCAACCCGACCCCGGCCGCAGCAGAAGAGGGAGATATCACCAGCGCCCCCTTCTGGCCGGTGATCTCGCTGGCCGACTTGCGCGAGACAGTCCGGCTTGATGGCACCGTCACGACCGCCCGCCTCAAACACGCAGTGATCGAAGCCATTACCAGCGTCAACGGCGATCTAGCTGATTGGCGCTATGCCCGTCAAGCAGAAGGTCACGCCGCGCTGGCAGCCGTACCCGCCGAGCCCATCAACGGCGAATCGGTTCATCTGCACAGCTACCGTCGCGCCGTCTACGCCATGACCCGCGCCAATCTGCTCGAACGCTACACCGACTACAGCGCTACCGGCGATGGGGTCAAAGCAGCCGATGCCAAAGAAGTCAGCTCTGATGACCTCTACCGCGATGCCCGCTTTGCCATCCGCGACATCATCGGCACCACCCACACCACCGTGGAGCTGATCTGATGCAACTGCGCAGCCTGCAGGGCGACACCCTCGACCTGATTTTGTTTCGTCACTACGGCTACACAGCAGGCATCACTGAGCAGGTGCTCAACCTCAACCCCGGTTTGGCCGCGCTCGGACCCATCCTCCCGACCGGAACCCTCATCAACATGCCAGCGGCCCCCACTCAGGCCGAGCAGCCGCTGATCCAGCTATGGGAATGACCCATGAGAACACCAACATGAGCCGCCTCGACGACGAACTCGAACGACTGGCCAACATCAGCGAGCAGCAACTGGCGGCCCGCATCCATGCCGCCCGCATCAGTGGCACCGGCCCCCACTACTGCATCGACTGCGAAAATCCCATCCCGCAGGCACGCAGAGAAGCGATCCGGGGCTGCGAACGCTGCGCCGACTGCCAAACCATTCACGAATTCCAAACCGCTCGCCACTACGGCGGCAAACGATAACAACAGGAGCGCACGATGCCAGAACCGATCTCATCCAGTGCAGCAACCAGCACCCTCACCGGGCTGGCGCTGCTGTCACTGTTCCCAGGCCTTGATATCGAAGTGGTACTGGCAGCGTTTGCCGGGGCCATGGTGTTCATCGCCACCACCACCGAACTCGGCAACTTGCGCAAAGCGGGGCTGTTCGTCGCGGCATTCATCATCGGGATCCTGTTTGCCGATCAGGTCGCCGCAATCGTAACAACGCTCCTCCCGGCCAAGGCCGCAGGCAGCCCAAGGGCTATCGGTGCCTTGCTGGCATCGGCCATGGCAGTCCACTTGCTGCAATGGGCCTTGCGCAAAGCGCCGGAAGACTTGTTCAAACTACGCAAAGGGGGCTGACATGCTGACCATCCTCTACGCCATGATCTGCGCAGCGATCGCCCTGCGCCTTGCAACCTTCAACCGTAACGGGGGCGACTATCGCCCCATCCCTGCCCTACTGGCATGGGTCATCACCGTGGCGGCGGGCTCTGTCCCGCTGCGCGCCCTGCTGGGTGTCCTGCCAGCGCCTGACCCTGCCGCCGTGCTACTGGCCGCCGTCCTGCTCACCGCCCTGATCGGTTCACGCGGCTCAGTCATGCGCCTGCTACCACGCCGCCGCCAGCAACCAACCTCCGCCAGCCACCTCAACGGGAGGTTTCAACCATGAGCCTGAAAAAAGGCGATACCGGCACCGCCGTGGCCGATCTGCAACGCCGCCTCACCGCTATCGGTTATCCGGTGGCAGTCGATGGCTGGTTTGGTGGGGCCACCGAGCAGGCCCTGATCGATTTTCAGCGGGATTACATGATCACCGCCATCGGTCAGGCAGGCCCGCGCACCATGGCCGCCCTGCTCGGCAGCGAACGCGGCAACCAGCTGACCGTCAACCACATGCAGGCCGGTGCCGATCTGCTCGCCGTGCCGCTGGCCACCATGGCCACCGTCGCCCAGGTTGAAAGCATCGGTGAAGGCTTCACCAGCGCTATGCGTCCGGTGGTGCTGTTCGAGCGGCATGTGTTCTACAAGCAGCTCACCAAACATCTGGGCAAGGCGGCCGCCGACCAGCTGGCCGCCAATTACCCCAACTTGGTCAACCCCAAACGCGGCGGCTATGCGGGCGGGTCGGCAGAGTGGGAACGGCTGCAACTGGCCATCAGCCTGCATCGGGATGCCGCCATCGAGTCGGCCAGCTGGGGCATGTTCCAAATCATGGGCTACCACTGGCAGCCGCTGGGATTTGCCGGGGCGACCGACTGGCAGGCTGCCATGCAGCGCAGCGAGGTTGACCACCTCACCGCCCTGTGCCGCTTCATCCAGCAAGACCCCGCCATGCACAAGGCGCTGCAGGGTCGTAAATGGGCCGACTTCGCCCGCCGCTACAACGGCCCAGCCTACAAAGAAAACGACTACGACACCAAGCTGGCCAAGGCGTTTGAGCACTTCGCCAAGGTCTATCCGGTGCAGGAGGTAGCTGATGCACATTGAAATCACTGGCAGGATGACAGGTAAAACCCACCGACTGATAGAAGCCGCGAACAAGAAGCGGCAGGAAGGAGCCAAGGTTGTCATCGTGCTGTCGACACCGTCAGAGAAACAGCACCGCTGGATTTTTCAAGACATTGCCAACCAGGTAAAGGGGGCGGTTGTCATCAGCTGCGACCTGCTCGACAAAAATCTGATGCGCGAATTAGGCCCACTACGCCAGAAGCAACTGGAAGACCTGATTGGTGACAGCGACACCTGTTGGTTCTTTGACGAGTTTGACTGGTATGAAAACCAGCTTGATATACCCATCATGCCTAACGGCTATTACACGACCACCCCGCGCCCGGGTTTCGACCTGATGAACACCTCGGGCGACAGGGCGATCAACAAGCTGCTCAACAAGGCCGAAACCTTTGTTGATACGGTAGTGGTCATGCCATGTAACAGCATCCTGCGCGCAGACGGTATGGACTTCTGGGGTGTGGATCATGTGGCGTGAACTCCTGCGCTCCCCCATCACTTGGCTGCTGCTGGCCTTGGCCATCGCCTTGGGCGGCTGGGGCTGGGCGGCGACCTCGGCAGCAACCGCCAAGGGGCAGCTCACCACCATGCAAAGCGACCTCAAGGCCGCCGATGACAAGGCCAAAGAGGCCGCGCTGCGGGAACAGAGCAAAGACAGCACCATCAACACCCTGAAAACCGAACTGGATGCCCAAGCAAACGCCACGGCCAAACTGCAGGGCCAGCTCGACCAGCTGGCTCAGTCAGCCGCCACCCGTGCCGACACCATCAAGAGGCTCAAACGTGAAAATGCTGAACTTCGGACTTGGGCTGATCGCCCTCTGCCTGATCCTGTTATCAGGCTGCTCCAGCGCCCCGCCATCACCGGCGCCGCAGACTATCAGGCTCACCTGTCAGGGCCTGACACCCTGCCAGCTGCCAGCGGCCAGTCCGACCCATAACGGCGATCTGCTCGACCAGCTAACCCAGACCGAGGCCGCCTGGGCCACCTGCGCCGCCAAGGCCGATAGCATCATCACCTGCCAGCAAAGGCATCAACAAGGGACCGAAGATGGAAAAGCCAAAACAGATCCGTGAGGTGCTGACCAGATGCGTACCATATCTGGCTCAGAACCCCGACAAGCTGCACCTCTATATTCCCACCGGCGGCGTAGAAAGCACCGGCGCCCGCTCACTCTCATACGAGTGGCAATACCCGCTCACCATTGGCATTGAGGACTTTGCTGGCCACCCGGATCAAGTCATGGTGCCGCTGCTGGCATGGCTGCGCCAACACCAGCCTGAGCTGATGACCAACGAAGAAAAGCGCAGGGATGGTGTGAGGTTCGAGGCGGAATACCTCGCCAACGACCTGATGGATCTCGTTATCACCGTCAAGCTGACCGAGCGGGTCAGGGTGTGGCAAAACGAACAGGGCATTGGCTGGGAGCACCTGCCAGAGCCGCCGGAAGACCCTTATGACGGCATCACCTGGGAATTGTTCATCAACGGGGAGCATCAGCCATGGCCACCGACAACCTGAAAGACCTTGAGTTGATGGCCGATAGCCTGGCCAGAATGGGAGATATGGAAACCCTCGGCAGGGTAATCGATGCAATTGCCGTGATGGTGAAACGAAAAAACAAATCACGCATACAAGCCAATGTTCAACCTGATGGCAGCCCAATGCCTCGGCGGAAGATGAGTCGAAAGGGGAATTCCCATATCGCTTTCGTTTACAAAAATCCAACCACTGGCGTCACCCTTGTCAGGAACCTGAAAAACTACAGGCACTTTGGCCCGTACATCAAAGGGTTTGACCGGACAAGAGGAGCAATTAGATCGTTTAGAATCTCAAGAATCGTCAGGTTCATCAGCATCGACAAAAGCAAAGTTGTAGTTCGCAAGACCCCACAGAAAATGTTCAAAAACATCATCAAGGACAAGTGGTTTAAGCTGAAAACCTCGCCCAAAAGCGCCACTATTGAATTTGCTGGCGCGGCTGGACACGTCGCCGCCATCCATCACTATGGTGAAAAAGATAGGCCAAACCAAAAAGCCAAAGAAATACGCTATCCAGAACGGCAACTGCTTGCCGTGACGCCACAAGATGAAAAAGACATGCTCGATATCCTTATCGAAGAGCTCACCAAAGGGCTGTAATCATCGCGTCCAGTGTATCCGCCGTAGATACACTGGCCGCCCCTCGCCTTACCCGCCATTGCCCAAAACAATGGCCCCATGCAACCGACCACAACCGAACTCAAGCGCCTGATCGACAACCTGATCCGCATTGGCACCGTCACCGCCGTGCGCTCCGGGGAATGTCGAGTTAAAACTGGCGACATCACCACCAACTGGCGGCCCTACACCACAGAACGGGCCGGGGCTAACCGTACCCGCCACCGCCTGAGCTTGGGCGAGCAGGTGATTTTGCTCTCGGTCAGCGGCGATCTGCGCAATGCCTATATCGTCGGTCGCCTCAATGCTGACCAGTTCCCCGAGCCGCTGGCCGAGGATAACAATCCGGATCTCGACCGCACCGAATACGCCGATGGCGCCGTCATCGAATACAACCCTGAAACCGGAGCACTCAACGCCACAGGCATCAAGCAAGCCACTATCGCCGCCAGTGTCAGCGTGACTCTCGATACCCCCAAGACCATCTGCACCAACCAGCTGCAGGCCAAGCGCCTCATCTGCGATACCGCCAAGGTAGGCGACATCGAGGTGACAGAGCACGGCCACAAAAACGTGCAACCGGGCGATGGCCAATCAGGGGGCCCTGTATGAACTGGCTCGGCATGAATGCAGCCAATGGCCGCGCCATCAGCGCCACCGACCACATCATCCAATCGGTGCGCGACATACTGATCACCCCAGTGGGCTCGCGGGTGATGCGCCGTGACTATGGTAGCGAGCTGTTTTACCTCATCGACCAGCCCCAACATCAGGCCACCCGCCTGCGCCTGATGGCCGCCACCGTGCAAGCCCTCATCAATTGGGAACCCCGCATCACCATCACCCGCGTCGATGTACTGGGCGGCGGCATGGATGGCGCCCTCACCATCGAGCTGACCTGGCAGCGCAAAGATGGCGGCGCGCCCGATTCAAAAACAGAAAGTGCTTCCATCACCATCCCCACAGGAGCCGCCCAGTGAGCAATGTAGACCTGACCCAGCTCCCACCACCGTCAGTGGAGGAAACGCTCTCCTTCGAGGCAATTCTGGCCGAGCGCAAAGCCACCCTGATCAGCTACTACCCGGCAGATCAACAGGCGGCCATCGCCGCCACCCTCGAACTGGAATCCGAACCGCTCAACAAGCTGTTGCAAGAGAACGCCTACCGCGAAGTGATCCTGCGGGCCCGCATCAACGATGCCGCCAAACAGACCCTGCTCGCCTTTGCCAGCGGGTCCACCCTTGACCATCTGGCCGGTGAATACGAAATCGAGCGCCTACTGGTCACCCCGGGCGATCCATCAGCAACCCCGCCTATCGAGCCGGTGTATGAATCAGATGACCGCCTGCGCATGCGCTGCCAAATGGCCTATGAGGGCATGGCCACGGCGGGCCCGGTCAATGCCTACAAGTTTCACGCCCTCTCGGCCAGTGCAGAGGTGGCCGATGTCGCCGTCGATAGCCCCACCCCGGGCACTGTCAGAGTGACCATCCTCTCACCGGCAGGACAGCCGAGCGCTGACACCCTCAATCTGGTCGAGCAGGCGCTATCTGCCGAAGACGTACGCCCGCTCTGCGATCTGGTGGCGGTCGAACCCGCCCAAATCAAGCCCTATGCCGTCGATGCCACCCTCAACGCCACCGGCCTGGGTAAAGAGCAGGCAATTGCCGCAGCGAAAGATGCCATGGCCAACACGGCCGCCGCTTACTACCGGGTCGGTGCCACCGTCCCGCTTTCCGCCATCTATGCCGCCCTGCACCAGCCGGGTATCGATAGCGTCACCCTGCGCGCGCCGACGACCGATGTCACCTGCAGCGCGCAGCAGGCCGCCAAACTCACCTCCATCCACATCGACTAAGGACACCACCATGGCAAACGCCCTCTATGACAAAGGCCGCGAAAAGTTTCTCACCGGCGCCATCAATGCCAGTGCCGACACCCTCAAGTGCGCCCTGCTCAAGAGTACCTATTCCCCCACCATGGCCAGCGACGAGTTTTTCAGCACGCTGTCCGCCCACGTGGTCGGCACCCCGCAAACCTTGGCCAGCAAGACCGTCACCGGTGGCGTATTCGATGCCGCCGATGTCACCTTCCTCGCCGTTCCCACCGCCACCGTGACGTATTGCGCCATCTACAAAGACACCGGCAACGCCGCAACCAGCCCGCTGATCGCCCTGTTCGACACGGCGGCAGGTCTGCCGGTCAGCACCAATGGCGGCGACATCATCATCGCCTGGGATAGCGGCCCCAATAAGATCTTCAAACTCTGATGGCAACCATCTATCCCATCTGGCGCGGGTCACTGACCTACCACGACGGCACCCTGTCATTCGACGGGGCGGCTATCTATCGGGGCACCCAACAGGGTGAAGATGACCCCGCGCCTGATGCCATTGCCGGGGTCAATGTCGGACTGACAGTGGCCGGGATAGAAGAAGGCAAAGCAGGGCAGGCGTCGCTCACTCAGCGCGCCAAGCCAACCGGGATAAACCAGTTTGCAGCCGGGGCCAGCAAACTGACCAGCCGCGCCAAGGCCCTCGCTATCAGCGATGGCGCACAGGGTGATCCAGCAACAACCACTCAGGCCACTGTTGCAACAATGGGCGACCTGCTCGCCATGGGGGCGGCGGACATGTCAATACAGATCACCCTTGCCGGGCTTGATGCGGGGATTATCGGATCGGCGGGGGTAAAGACACGGCTCGGTACCGGCGGGTTACAGCCTGATGCCATCGAGGCGCCGACCATACAACAGCTGCTGGCACCTGCTGGGTTCGATCTCGGCGCGCTGGGCAGCCACAAGGCCAAGGTACGCCAGACCATCGGCGATCTGTCTGATGGCCAACAAGGTGACCCGCGTCTAATGACCAAGCTGGCGCAGGCGGCAACGGCCTTTACCGGCGCGATGGGCACACCGATCGCCAAGTACGCCCAGATCATCTACCCGATGGCGCCAGCCTTGCCAGCCGCCACCCTGCCGGCCCTGACCATCACCCTGGCGCACAGTGCGCTGGCTGCGCCGCTGCTATCGCCAATCACCACCACCGCGCGCCTTGGTACGCGCGGGATAGACGCAGGGGCATTCGGCTCAACAAAGGTACACCGCCTGCCCCTGCCGTTACCCGTCACCCGGGATCTGCTGCCACCCTCGGTCACCAGGCTGGAACACTTGGCCGCCGCGACACTGGCCAGCAACCTGACGCCAGAGCTGATCACCTCCACCCGCTTTGCCGATACCTGCCCTGCACCATTGCTGCCATGGCTGGCATGGGCCCGCTCGGTCGATTGGTGGGAGTTGGCAGAATCAGAAGACCAACAGCGGGCGCTGATCAAAGCCTCCTATCGGCTACATCAGCGCAAGGGAACCACGTGGGCCATCAAGGAAGCGCTCAACGTGCTGGGTTTTGGTGACAGCACCATCATCGAGCGCGCCACCGGCCGCCGCTATGACGGCACCCTCAGCTACAACGGCAACGAACCCCACGGGGATCCAACCCGCTGGGCGGTCTATCGGGTCATTCTGACCCGCCCGGTCACCACCGAGCAGGCCAACCGCATCAAGCGCCTGCTGGCAGAGATGGCGCCCGCCCGCTGCCACCTTTCAGCACTCGATTACACCAGCGCGCCCGTTACCTACAACGGCGCCGCAACCTACAACGGCAACTACAACCACGGAGCCTCATGATATGGCGAATTTACAAGAGGTCGTCAGCTGGGAGGCTGGCATCTACCAACTCGAAACAGGGGATCCGGTACTGGGCGGCCCGGGCGGCGTCTCCAACAAACAGGGACAAGCGCTGGCCAACCGCACCGCCTACCTGAAAAAACACGTCGATGATATTGAGGGCGGCAACACGGCGGCAGGCAAGGCTGACAAACTCAGCACCGCCCGCAATATCGCCCTGGCTGGCGATGTAACCGGTCAGGCGGCATTTGATGGCAGCGGCAACATCACCATCACAGCCACCTATAAAA